ACGCCCCACTTTCTCGCCCTGAGTGCCTGCTGACCGTCTGGCGCCTTGATGTCCTGAGCCGACCGATCCGGCCGCCTTGTTTGCGCCGATGACGCCGCCCTTCTCCTGGATCAGCGCCGAGCCACAAGGCATCCGCATCGTCCCCGCCGATGTCTGGATCGATCCGGCGCTGCCGGTGCCGCAGGCACTCGTCACCCACGGCCATGCCGACCATGCGCGCGGCGGCCACGGCCGCACCATCGCCACGCCCGAGACGCTGGCTATCATGGCGCTGCGTTACGAGACGCGCGCGGGGGTGGTCCCGGCGGCCTATGGCGAGACGCTGCGGTTGCCCGGCGGAGTCGATGCGACCTTCCTGCCCGCCGGCCATGTGCTGGGCTCCGCCCAGATCCTGCTGGAACATGCCGGCGAGCGCGTGATCGTGACGGGCGACTACAAGCGCCGCAGCGATCCCACCTGCCCGCCCTTCGTGCCGACACCCTGTGACATCTTTGTCACCGAGGCGACCTTCGCCCTTCCTGTCTTCCGTCACCCGCCGGTGGCTGGTGAGATCGCCAAGCTGCTGGCGGCGCGCGCGGCCAATCCCGAGCGCTGTGTGCTGGTCGGCGCCTATGCGCTCGGCAAGGCGCAGCGGCTGATCGCGGAATTGCGCCTCGCGGGCTATGGGGAGACCCTCTGGCTGCATGGGGCGCTGGAGCGCATGTGCCGTCTCTATGAAGAGTTGGGCGTGGCGCTGGGTCCCCTACGGCTGGTGGCGGACGCAGCCGGCAAGGCGGACCTTGCCGGGCAGATCGTGTTGTGTCCGCCCGGCGCGCTCAACGACCGCTGGAGCCGCCGCCTGCCTGATCCGGTCACGGCCATGGCATCGGGCTGGATGCGCGTGCGCCAGCGCGCCCGGCAGCGCAATGTGGAGCTGCCGCTCATTATCTCCGATCATGCCGATTGGGATGAGCTGACGGCCACGATCGCGGAAGTGAACCCGGCGGAGACATGGATCACGCATGGTCGCGAGGATGCGCTGCTACGCTGGTGCGCCTTGCACCAGCGGCGCGCGCGGGCGCTGGCGCTGGTGGGTTATGAGGATGAGGACGACTGATGCGGCGTCTCGCAGCCTCCCCTGACCCCCATCCGCGGGCTGGAGGGTCACGCTAGCATGGAGCGCTTCGCCGCCCTCGTCGATGCGCTCACCTATACGCGCAGTCGCAACGGCAAGCTCGCGCTGATCGCCACCTATCTGCGCGAAACGCCGGATCCGGACCGCGGCTGGGCCTTGGCGGCGCTGACCGATGGGTTGGACTTTCCCGCCGTCAAGGGATCGACGGTGCGCAATTTGCTGATGGAGCGGGTGGACCCCGTGCTTTTTCAGCTCTCGCGCGATTATGTGGGCGATACCGCCGAGACGGCGAGCCTGCTCTGGCCGGACAGCACTGCGGCTAAGGATCCGCCCTCGGTGAGCGAGGCAGTGGATGCGCTACTGCGCATGACTCGCCTCAGTGTCCTGAGTAACCTCGCGGCCCTGCTCAACCGGCTCGACGCGCCGGGCCGCTTTGCGCTGCTCAAGCTCGCCACAGGGGCCATGCGCATCGGTATTTCCGCCCGGCTCGCCAAGCTGGCCTTCGCGCGGGCCTTCGCAGTGAGCATCGACGATGTGGAGGAATATTGGCACGGGCAAACCCCGCCTTATCGCGCGTTGTTCGACTGGGCCGCCAATGGCGCGGAGCCGCCTCATGCGCAGGACCTGCCGCTCTTCCGCCCGTTCATGCTCGCCCATCCGCTGGAGGAGACGCAGGTCGACATGGCGGACTATGCCGCCGAGTGGAAATGGGACGGCATCCGCGTGCAGATCGTCCACGCCGGCGGCGAGACGCGGCTCTATTCGCGCTCGGGTGACGACATCTCCGGCACGTTCCCGGAAATCGTGGCGGCCATGGACATCCCCGCCGTGCTGGATGGCGAACTGCTGGTGCGCGGCAGCCATCAGGGCGGCCAGCGGGACGATGCGCAAGGGGGGGCAGCGAGCTTCAACGCGCTTCAGCAGCGCCTCGGCCGCAAGACGGTCTCAAAAGCCATGCTCGCGGATTATCCCGCTTTCGTGCGGCTCTATGACCTGCTCCTCCTGGAAGAGGAGGATCTGCGCCCGTTAAGCTGGGAGCAGCGCCGCGCGGTGCTGGAAGCGTTTGTACCCCGGCTCGATCCGGTGCGCTTCGATCTCTCGCAGATCATCCCCGCCGCCAGCCTCGACGAACTGGCGGCAATCCGAGAGCGCGCCCGCGACGATGCCATCGAAGGCGTTATGCTCAAGCGGCGCGATAGCCCCTATGTGCCGGGCCGCCGGACTGGCTTGTGGTACAAGTGGAAGCGCGATCCGCTACTCGTGGACTGCGTGCTCATGTATGCGCAACGCGGCAGCGGCAAGCGCTCTTCCTTCTATTCCGATTTCACCTTCGGCTGCTGGGATGGCGATCCGGACCAGGGCGCGGAGCTGCTGCCCGTCGGCAAGGCCTATTTCGGTTTCACCGACGAAGAACTCAAATGGCTGGACAGCCATGTGCGCCGCCACACCGTCAATCGCTTCGGCCCGGTGCGCGAGACGGACAAGAGCCTCGTCTTCGAGATTGCCTTCGATTCGGTGCATGAAAGCAAGCGCCACAAGTCCGGTCTCGCCATGCGCTTCCCGCGCATCCACCGCATCCGTGCCGACAAACCGGCTCATGAGGCGGACCGAATCGAGACGCTGCGCGCCCTAGTGAAGGATTAGCGGACGAGGTCGGCAGGGCTGAAGCGGGCTCGCACTGGCCCGCGCACCCTCCGGCCGCCCATGATGTGTCAGGCCATCGTGTTGGGCGCGCGGGCCGTGCCGCTTTCCCGAATGGGGACTCAGACGGAGCGCGGCTCAGGCCGCCCAGCCGAAGCGCTGGGAACGCTCCTGGAGATGGCGGTAGTGCTGGATGCGAGTCTGACGCAAGCCCGGCACGCCATGCCGGTCGACCGCGCGTTGCCAGCCGGCGAATTCCTCGACCGACAGATTGTAGCGCTCGAGCGCCTCGTCAACCGTGAGCAGGCCGCCGGTGACGGCTGCGACGACCTCAGCCTTGCGGCGCGGTGTCCAGGGGCTGTTCGGCGAAGGCAGATCTTTGAGCGAGAGGGCCTGACCCATGGGGCCCACGACCCAGGACGCGCGGGATGGAGACGGAGTCGATCCGGTGTTCATGTTGCGATCCCTTATTTTGTGCTGTGTCAGCGGGAATCGCAGGACTTGGTTAGCAAGGCGTTAACCACGCGATGAACCGATGCCCCGAAAGAGGCATTAAAAGTCCAGTCTGTAGGGGAATGGTGGAAGGGGCTGAATTCGAACTGATTTCCGTTATCGGCGTAAAACATAGCTTTTCTCGAACTGATGGATTTGTCGATGACCCCGTGGATGACCCCGCCTAGGCGGCGGTCGCCATCCGCTCGGCAAGCCACTTGTCGATGTCCGATTCGCGCCATACGACGCTGTTGGGCCCGATCTGGATGTTGCGGGGGAACGTGCCCTGGCTCATCCAGCGGTAGATCGTGCGCATCGACTTAGGCACGCGCTCGCGAACCTGATCGATCGTGAGGAGGCGCTCAGCCATTGGCGCTCTCCCCGGCCTTTTCGGCGCGGCGGCCGTCGTGGCCAGCGAACATGTCTTCCATGCCGAGCGCGGCCATATAGGTTGCAAGCAGCGCCTCGGCTTCCTGGCGGTCGTGGCTCTCCATCTTGCGCAGGCGGATGACGGCGCGCATCGTCTTGACGTCGTAGCCGGTGGCCTTGGCCTCGGCGTAGACATCCCGAATATCGTCAGCGCCGCCCTTCTTTTCCTCCTCAAGCCGCTCGATGCGCTCGATCAGCAGGCGCAGCTGATCGGCGGCGATGTTGGGTTCGCTCATAGTTCCGTTCTCCATTGGCGGTTGGGCAAGCCGGCGCGCAGCGCACGGGCGGTCGCAAGCACGCGCAGGCGGTGCTCGGAGACGAACCGGCCGTCGCTATCGCGCAGGCGGGTGGCAGGTTCACGTTGGATGGGCTCACGATTCATGCTGCCATCTCCAGTGGTGTGAGAAGATCTTGGTGGGACGCCGCTTTCTCGCGCGGCGGGATCCAGTAGGTGGGCGCAAAGGGCTGGCCGGCTTCATCCAGGAGCGGCAGGCGCCGCTTGTCCCAGAGCACCCACATGTAATCGACCTTGCCGCGCCGGTAGGCATCCTCGCCCAACTCGGCGATGACGTCGCCGGGCGGCATCGAGGGCCGTTCGCACATGACCCACACGCCGGCGGGGCAATGCTGGGAAAAGAGCGCGTAGCGGCCCTGACTGCTCAGCCACTTGAGCGGCAGCAGAGCGGCGACCTGGTGCGTGGCGATCTCCAGCGCGCGGCGCACGAAGCGCTCGGCGAGCGCCTCGACCTGCGCGCCATCCTGATAGGAAAATGGCGGATTGAAAAAGATCGAGAGCGGGCCCGCCGCTTCCAGAAGGGAGCGCTGCCCGCCGATAAAATCATGCGTACCGAGGAAGTGCGGCGCCCCGCGATCGAACAGATCGGTGCCGAAGGCCTCCATGCGCCGGCCGCGCAGTGCGCGGACCATGTTGCCCTGCCCGCAGCACGGATCCAGCACCGTCACCTCGCGGTCGATCGGCGCGAAGTCCAGAATGCGCTCGGTGACCCATTCCTCCTCGACGTACCAATCCCAAGGGTGGCGAAGCTTTTTCTCGCCTTTTTTGGCCGGCGCAACGCCGGTGGTGAGTTCGGCGCTCACGGGTGCACCGCCTTTCGGCCGGCCTGGGTGATCGTCCAATAGGTGTAGCAGCCAGGCCGCGTTTCGCTTCGCGTCGCGTAACCCCAGCGCTCGAGCCGGCGGAGCATATTGCGTACCTGTGGGCGGCAGCGCCTGCCGACGCACAAGCCGCAAGCTCTTGCGATCTCATTTGTGTAGGCACTCTCGCGGGCCGCGAGCAGCGTCAGAGCGGTATGATCTGTGAGGGTCAGACGCATCGTATTCATGCGGCTAGCCTCCGCTCCGCGATTCCTGGCTGATTGGCGGTCACCAGCGCGCGCGCGACGGGTGGGCAGACGCTGTTGCCGATGGCGCTGATCTGCTCGGCGATGGTGAGCGGCTTATGGACGAGCTTGCCCCGCACGATCTTGGGAACGATCGGATCGAGCACGTAGTCGTCTGGGAAGCCCTGTGCGCGCGCCAGTTCGCGCGGCTTGAGCATGCGCAGGCCGATATCGACGATGACATAGGTCACAGCGTCAATGGTGACCGTAACGACGGCGAAGCGCGCCTTGGTCGTGATGGCGTCCAGCGGACGGTCTACAGCCTGGCTCTGCGCCGTCTCATTTTCGCCGTTGGTGCCGTAATATTTCACCAGGAAGGCGGCGACCTTGACGGCTCGCTCCATCATGTCGGGCGGCAGCGCGTCCTCTTCGATCATGGTGGTTTCGACGACGCGCTGTTGTGAGCCAGTCGTGGTGACGGTGGAGAGCGGCCGTCGGGCATCGCTGCCGGCGGCGTTGACGTTGCGCGGGCCGCCGTTGGCCTGCTCGATGTGGGCGCAGACCACGGCATGGTGCTGGCCGCCCGCGCATGCCGTTTTCAGCGGCAGGTCCGGTTTACCGCGTCCGCCGTTAGTATTGCTCGTGTAAAAGCTCGAAAGGAAGGCTGTGACAGCCGCCGTCTTACCTCCGCCACCTGCGGTTGTCGCCGGTGCAGGCTCATCGACGGGCGCGCCGAGCGAGTTCCCAAACTGCCGATCGAGATATGCCAGCTCTGCGCTTACCAACCCGAGCGGCATCGCACCGGCCGGGCGCTTAGGCTGCCCGTTGGCCGTGACGGTGGGCATCTCCTTGTCCATCGGAGACCCAACACTGTTGCTGTGGAACTTGGTGATGTGCGGCGCGAGCGTCACATCGGACAGGGCGAACTCGCCCCCGTTCGCTGTCGTGATCGTGCGAAGCGGCTCACTGGTCGGATGCACGCGCGGCGAATTCTGGCTGTGCGTCACCGGCACGATGTACGGCTCGGCCGCATTGACCACATAGCGCATTACGCCATGGGCGATCCTCCGCATGGTGGCATCCTTGAGCGGCCGCGCACGGTCGAAGATCGACGGGCACGGGATCGACCAGTCGATGCACTCAGCCGCTGTTCGGTAGGGCAGCAGCTCGCCGGCCTGCACCGCAGCGGAATCACGCGGCCCGTGCGTCGGTTTCGGCCAGACGATGGGTAGGCCATCGCGCCGGCCAATCACATAGAGCCGCCGGCGGCTCGTGGGCGCGCCATAGTCGCACGCCTTGAGCTTCCGGTGCTCGATGCGATAGCCTAGGCGCTGCCATGTGCGCTTGAGGCGCTTGAAATCCTGACCGGCCAACTCTTTGACCGGAACGCCGTTTTCATCCAGCGGCGCCGCATATTCGTACTCCTCGACATTTTCGAGGTAAAAGACGAGGGGCATCGTCTCCTTGAGCCAGACCGTCACCTCGTTCGAGAGCGCCCGGATATGCCGGTCCTTCACCGGGCCGCCCTTCGCCTTGGAATACTCCTTGCAGTCCGGCGAGAACCAGGCGCCGGCAACCGGCCGCATCCGCGTGGCCGTGCGCGGCAGGAAAGGCGTGCGGATGTCGCAGCAATAATGCTGCGTATCCGGATGGTTTGCCTTGTGGATCGCGATCGCGCTGGCGTTGTGATTGACAGCGATATCGACGTTCCGGCCGATGGCCTGGGCGATGCCGGTACTGGCACCCCCGCCGCCGGCAAAGCCGTCGATGAAGAGGGCGTCTGGCGGGAGCCTCATGCGCAGATCCTTTCGGGATGGGCCCGCGCGATCGCGGCCAGGAGCGCGGCGGATGAGCGTGCGATGGCGACGGGAGCCTGGGCGACGTCGGCGCGGCTGATGCACATGTAGCCGATGACGCATTCGACGGATCGGACCGAGAAGCCGAGTTCTGCGGCGATGTCCTGCGGGTGCATGCCCTGATCGAAGCGGGCCATGACGGCCTCCTCCAGATCCGCCGAGCGCATGCGTGGCGAGGTGCGACGGTGCGGTGCCATCATCGCTCTCCGTAACCCATGGCGGTGAGTGCCTTTTGGACCAGGTGCCAGACGTGGAGCGCCTGGCGGCGATGGCCGAGCACCTTGGCGGAGCGTTGGACCTGCCGGCGGTTCAGCTTCTCGGTCGAGCGGCCGTGATAGGTCTCGGCGCGATAGTGGCCGACCTGTTCCGTGCCGCCCTCGTTGCAGAGGGCCATGCGGGCCAGTTCGGTGGTCTCGCCGGTACGGGCGGACACGAGGATGACGCTGACGAATATCATGCCGCCGCTCCCAAGGTGCCGGGGCTGCGGGCCAGCTCGGCCTGTTTCAGCAGCAGTTTCCCCACCCGCTCGGCATCGTCGGCCGAGAGGAGGAACGCATTGAGATCGGCCGCGTAGGCCCGCCGATCGAACTGGAGGCAGAGCTTGTAGCCGGCCTCCGCCGTCCTCATCAGGAAGACGGTCACCCAATGGTCATCGGTGGTGAGTTCCGAATGGCCTTCGGGGAACAGAAACGCCGGGTGCATGGCAAACATGTCCGGCAGATCGTCGGGCGTTTCCGCCGCGATGCCGGCGCTATCGAACGAGGGAGCGAAGGTTGCGCAATCCGGGCAGCGTGTGACCGGGAAGCCCTCGAACCCCTTGTGCTCCACGATGGTCCAATCCTCGGGCAGATCGGCCGTAGGGCGGTTTTCCTGCCGCGCGCAATCGCAGCACACGAAGCTGTACGACGCGGCGGGCATCACTGCGCCGCCAGGCAGAAGGCACCGGCGACCAGCCCCCACATCATCGGCAGCGCGACAGCCACGAAGAGCAGCGCCTGGCCGGGCGTGGGCATATATTCGCGCCGCATGGCGCGGCACTTCTCGCAAGTGCAGTCGGCGAACTGCCGGCGCGGCTTCTGTCTTGAACTGGCATGACCGAACATTTGCGGCATTCCTTTCGGACAAAGCTGTCCTGATCCGGCGAACAGGGTCGCCGGGCCGGATCGTTGTGCGGATGGGTGGAGAGTGGCCTTCTGGCCGTCAGGTGGGCGGCATCATCGCCGCAATGAAATCGAGCAGCGGCGCGGGCGCCGTCTGCCCGAACTCATGGCCGGGCGGCTTGCCCACCTTCAGGTTGGCCGGCCGGAAATCAGGGTTGATGCCCGACGGCGCGAGCACATCGAGCACTTCCAGCGTCGCGCTCCAACGCATCGAGCATTCGTAGCGCGAGCAGTAATAATAGAGGATCCGCAGCCTCGGGCTGATCTCCTCTGACGTGCGCACATAGGCGCGGGAATCACAGGCCGGGCAGTGCACGACGGGCATGCGCTTCAACTGCCTGCGATGCTCGGCCGCTTCCGGCGTCTGCATGTGGGACGCGGACGCCTCCGCCGCCTTAACCGCTCCGGCCGTCTTCATCGCTTCTACCCCCGTCGAAAAACTCCGGCGCGCCCAACCTCGCGAGCAGCGCCGTCATGGCCTGGATGCTTTCCTGGACTTCGCGGACGGCCTCACGTCGCGCGCCAGGAGTGCCGTGCTCGACCGCGTGGAGCGCGGCCGAGACGGCTTCACCATTTTCTTTGACCGCTTTGCCCACGGCCTGGATCATGTCGGCCGAGCAGCGGCTGTGCAGGCCGGCGGTGAGTTGGAGCTGCAGCGCATAGCAATCGTGGAAAGGTGCGCCCTCGCCGCCGGCGCGGACATAGGCCGCGTCCAGGCGCCGGGCGCTCTGCAGCGAAATCTCGCGCTCGGCGTCAGGGTCCGAGAGCTTTCGCACCCAATTCTCAGAGACGCCCAGGATCTGGGCACAGACATCCCACCCGATCACGCGCGCTATATCGGTGAGCGCATCGGAGAACGTGACGGGCTGGCGGAGCTTCGTCATCGCGGCGCTCCTGCCTGGTCAAAAACGGGCTTCCGATTGGACTGGCGATCCCGGCCGTCGCCCGACAAAGAGACGGCTCGGGGGTAGGAGGCAATATGATCGAAGGGATAGATATCGGGGCGCAGCAAGTGGCGCGATACCCCCGTCTCAGCTTCGACCTTGAGCACGTGTTCGGCGGGAAGACGCTTCGAGGATTGAAGCCATTTCCACACACTAGGCTGCCTCACCCCACAAATGCGCGCGATCGCAGATTGCCCGCCGGCAAGAGCCGTCGCTTCCTGCAATGCTTCGAAAGGGGTCAGTTTCGTATCCATATCGAGACCAATAGCTTTGGCTATTGCATTGTCAATAGCGATACGTTCATTGCCTAAAATAGCCGTGGCTATAGCGACGTGTGTATGACTCTCGCAGAGCGACTCCGCACCCGGATGGAGGCACTCGATATGTCTCAGGCTGAATTGGCCCGCCGCGTAGGGCTGAAGCAGCCAACGATATTCAAGCTTCTGAGTGGTGATTCCCGTGGCAGTGCCTATCTGCACGTTATCGCGCGGGAGCTTGGCACCACGCCCGCCTATCTCTTGTGCGAAACAGACGATCCGACCGAGGGCGCTATCCCACCCCCAAGTCCTGCCGTTCTGAAAGAACAGCTCGATCTTGTCGAAGTTCGCGAGATCGACCTCAAGTTTGGCATGGGCGCCACTGATCTCGACGTACCGGTCACAACCGCAATGCGCCATTTCTCCCGCGCATGGGTGCGGCAGTATACCCGCGCTTCACCGGAACATCTCTATTTCGCCCAAGGGATCGGCGACTCGATGTCGCCGACGATCCTCGATAGCGACCTGCTCCTGATCGACACATCGGAACGGTCGCTGCGCGTCTCAGATAAGATCTGGGCGGTGGCTTTCGGCAACAGCGGCATGGTGAAACGTCTTCGCCCCATGCCGGATGGATCGGTGAAAATCCTCTCGGACAACCCGACCGTGCCGCCGGACGTGGCGCATGACGGGGAAATGCATGTGCTGGGGCGCGTGGTTGGAATTGTGAGGAAAATGTGAGGGGGTATCATGTCCGTTTTCGTGAGGATCGCCCAGACTGTTGGGGATAGATCAGTCCGTCCGCCGCTCCCGGGCTGGTGCAAGCCTTGGGTCGACGACGCCGAAGCACCTTCTGCCCCAGCCACGCGCGATCATAGCGCCAGTTGGTCGGGTTATATCCGGTACGTCAATGCTCAAGGTCAGGAGAGCCAGCGCCGCATCGTATGTCGGCGGATCGAAGGATTCGGACGAGCGGAAACCATCGGTGCATGGTGCTGCGAGAGGAAGGCGCATAAGCGCTTCCGAGTCGACCGCATTCAGGAACTCGTCTGCCTGCAAACGGGCGAGATACTCGACCCCTTGGCGCATTTCGAAAATCTGCGCCTTCGAGGAGCGCTTAATGTCATCGATAAGTCTTTGGCCGACATTGGCCGGATCCTTGTGTTCATGGCAAAATGCGATGGCTATTATCACCCGCTGGAAGTGCAGGGTGTGACCGATACGATGGAACGCTATGTCCTCCGCTTCGGTGGAGACGACAACACACTGGAAACAGCCGCGCGCAACGTCGCCAGGCTCGCACCTGACGGGGAAGATTTCATCGCAGCGCTGCGCAAAGTCCAACTCCACCCTCAATCATCACAGCTGGCTCGTTTAATCCTCGAAGGTGTCTCCGCTGTAATCGATGCCGATGGACGGTACACTGCCGAAGAAATCGAGTGGGCTGAAGTAGTAGTATCAGAGCTAAAGCGGATGGCGGCTTAACCGGCCTCGGCCACGTGGACAAAATCCTGCGGCGATGATGGTCTGCTCTTACGGGCTGACAATCGAGCCGGCTGGCTGAAAAGGGGTGTGAAGCGGACATTGGCAGACCGGCTTCTCGGCCTAGGTTGAGCTTGACGGCCGTCCTTGAAGCGCATTCCACTTTAGAGAATTGGGGTGAGAAGATGTCAGCCGCCATCCGCGCTTATAGCACTGCGAAAGGATATGTTCAGTCGGCCTATCTGATCGTGGTGAGCGCTGGTCGCTTCCGAGTACCAAATGATACGACGTTTATCCTTTCGTATCACATGCTGCTCGGCTTCGCCGTAGAGCTGTACCTGAAAGCCTATCTGACACATACCGGACACGCCGAGGCTGAACTTCGTCGTCGCGGCGTGAGGCACAACCTAAAGAAGCTGCTTGAGCTCAGTGAAGCTGATGGCTTCACTTTACCGACCGTCACGAAGCTGGTGGACTACCTTAACGACCAGCACGACAGCTTTGAGTACCGCTACACGAAACCCGACGGCTCATACTTCATCCGCTATCAGGCGGATGTATTCGCCGAACTCGACGAGCTAGATGCGTACGTAGACGGCGAGATCGGTGCATCGGCCTCAAAGGGGTCGACCCCGTCAACGGGTGGATGGCTGGTGCCGGACGACTATAACGGTTGGCGCATCCCGACAACGGTTGGCGCATCCCGACCAAAGCCATCTGATTCTGACGCCAACCGCTACACAGGCGATGGCAGCTAGGTCGTCGTGTTCTGACGGTCAGCTTTAGTGTGAAAAATCCTCAGAAGCAGACGTTCAACTGGTCAACGAATATGTCCACGCTACCCAGGAACAGACCATGTCTCCATCCCCAATTACCGTTATCGGCGCAGCTGTCGCCCTTGGTCTGGCCGGAGGATCCCTCTGGTCAACTATCGAACGGCGGTCAGCAAGCGCGCAACCGGCGCCGGCCACGGCCCCATTGGTGCGCTTCAGCGTTTGTCACACCGGCGGCGGCACGAACTGCGTGGTCGACGGTGATACGATCTGGATGGAGGGCGAGAAGATCCGCATCGCCGATATCGACGCGCCAGAGACCCACCCGCCGCGCTGCTCGCGTGAGGCCGAACTGGGCGAGCGCGCGACCAGACGCTTGCATGAGTTGGTGAATGCTGGACCATTCGAAGCGCGCATCGTGGGCAATCGCGACACGGATCGCTACGGCAGGAAGCTGCGGGTGTTGGTGCGCGATGGGCGCTCGCTGGGGGATGTGCTGGTGAGCGAGGGGCTTGCACGGAGCTGGTCGGGGCGGCGGGAGCCATGGTGCTAAGGACCGGTCGCCTATTTGTATATACGATTAGCCCTTGCATGGCGGGGTTAGATTGTATATACAATCAGCATGGATATCGAATTTGATCCGGCGAAGGACGCCACCAACATCGAGAAGCACGGCATTTCCCTCGCCCGCTTCGTGGACATGGACGTGGCCGGCATCGTTGAGGATGATCGGTTCGATGAACCCCGCCTGCGCATCTATGGCGAGATTGACGGCATCTGGCACTGCGCCGCAGTGACGATCCGCGCCACAGTCTTTCGCGTCATCAGCCTGCGCCGGGCACATGCAAAGGAGATCAGGCGTCATGTCTGACAAGCCGGTCAAGTTCGACCATGACAACCCGGAATGGACCGAAGCGGATTTTGCCAAGGCCAAGCCGCTCTCGGCCTATCCAGAGCTGGCGAACGCCATGAAGAAGGCGCGCGGCGCGCAGAAGGCGCCCACCAAGAAGGCGGTCTCCATTCGCCTCGATGCCGATCTGGTGGACCGCCTGCGCGCGTCCGGCCGGGGCTGGCAAAGCCGGGTGAATGATCTGCTGCGGCAGGCGCTCAGCTAAGCCAGCGCTTCCAGCTCCAGATCCGTCCTGAGCGCTCCCGCCCATCCATGCTGTGGCGCACGCTCTCGACGATCCAGCGCCGGCCGTCGATTTCCTCCTTGAACCCGCTCAATGTGACCGGGATCTCCGGGAAGATGTCGGGCCGGCCGAGCGCCAGGGCGATGCTGGCGGTGGCGACGCGGCGGCTCATACGGCTGCTCTCGGCCTCGGCAGCCTGCCGGGCATCGGCCTCGCTCGCATAGACCTTGCGCAGGCGCTTGGCCTTTCCGCGCCCCTGCCCTCCTCCGCTGCCGCCGTGCTTGACCGTATGCCGCTTGGCGGCGGCCTTATCATGCCACACGGCCGTGACGCCGTCATAGGCGTTGCGCGAGACGCGGGCGTAACGGATCTGGCCGCTCGTCTCCTGGCGCGCAATCTCCACCGTGGGGAGGGTTTGACCGCCGGCCGAGCGGCCCTTGCCTATGGGCGCGAAGATCAGCGTGCCGGCCTTGACCGTGCTCACAGCATCGAACCGCCGGCCCAGCGCGGCGAGCAGCGCGGCATCACTCTTGGCGCCATGGCCGAGCGCGGGAATCGTCCGTGCGCCCAGCGCCGCATCGATGGTGGCGGCGAGACCATTATCGGCCGCGATGGCGCCCACGATCTCCTTGACCGTCTTGCCGACGAAGCCCCGCTCGCGGCGCACGCGAAAGGCATCTGTGAAGTCGGCCGAGCGCGCGCGGATCGTGATCTGGTCGGGCGGGCCGGAGAATTCCGCTTCGTCCACCTTGAACGTGCCCATGTCGATCAGCCCCAGCGGCAGGCCACTCCCCCGCGCCCAGCCCATCCGGACGCGTAGCAGAGCGCCCTCTGGCGGAATGACCAGCTTGCCGTCGAGATCATTGAGGACGATGTCGAGCTGATCGCAGGCCTCCGAGCGCTTCTCGGCAATGGTGAGCGAAGACAGCAGCGGATCCATGACGGCAGTCAGGTCGCGCCCATCGAGCGTCACTTCCCAAGCCGCCGCCGGCAGCACGAAACCGCTCACGCCACGCGCTCCAACTCAAGCGTGAAGTCCGATTTGCGCGGGAAGCCATCGACCAGGAATACATCGGCCGAGCGCTCCAGCCTCGTGATGACGAACTGGCCCAGCACTTCCCCCTGCCCGCTCACCAGCGCATAGGCTTCGCCGGCGTCGGCCAACTCGCGAATGCGATCAAAGCTGCTGTAGGAGCCCGCGACGCCGGGATAGAGCGCGCCGGCCAGGCTCAGCGTCTCATCGCCCGGCCCGGTATATTGAGCCGCCGCGCGCGCCCCGAATCGCTCCGCCTTGGCATAACGCCAAGTCCAGCTCTGGCGCAGCTGCTGATAGGGCAGCGTGCCGATCTCGAAGAGGAAGCTGTCCAGCGACATCATCATGGGCGCTCACTCCTCATCATCGCGAAACTCGCTGCGACGGGACGCGCTGCCCCGCCCCTCGCGCTCGCGCAGGATGCGCTCAACCTCGGCCGCGATGTCCTGGGCACTCTGCCCCGGCTGCGCGTAGATGTTGAAGGTGATCGGGCCGAACGACATTGCGGCGCCCGGCCGCCCGGCGCCTGTGCCAGAACGTGGCGCGTCATCGAGGCGCGGAGCGGACATCACGCGGTCGGCCATGGTCTGCGCCGCCTGAGCCGGCGCCGCCTGGGCCTGCGCGATTCCCAGCGCGAGCCCGCCAGCGATATGGCGGCCATAATCCATGAAGACGCGGCTCGGAGAGTGGATCCCGAGCTTATCCTTGAACCAGTTCGACACGCTACTGCCGATGGCGCTGATCTTGTCCTTTAGCGCGTTCCAGCGCGCGGACAGGCCGCCCAGGAGCCCGTCGATGATTGCCCGGCCGGCCGCCATGAACTGACCCGGCAGGCCGCGCACGAAGGCAAGGCCGGCCGCGAATATCCCCTTGATCTTGTCCCAATGCTTCCAGATCAGATAGCCGGCGACGCCCAGCGCCGCGACGATCGCCACGATCGCGGCCACGACCGGGTTGGCGAGCATCATGGCGCCTGCCTGCAGCACACCGCGCGCGAGGAAGAGAGCGGCCGTGCGGACTCCCCCGAGAACGGTCATCAAGGCCGGGCCATGTTTGAGCACCAGCTTGAACCCGTTGCCGAGCAGAACCAGCGACGATCCGAACACAAACTGCAACGCCCCCAAGCCAATCCGAAATGCGGCGAAGGCGGCGACGATCTGTAATAGGGTTTTCGCCGTTTCGGGGTTTGCGCGGGCCCAGGCGGCGACCGCATTTACGATGCTCGTGATCCATTTGACCCCGTCTGTCAGCATCGGCAGCAGGTGGGTGCCGGCCGTCAGGGTGAGACCTTGCAGCGCCGTCTGCATTCGCTGGAAATTTGCGGCGGAAGTCTCGCTCATCCGGTTGAACTCTTTCTCGGTCAACCCGACGGCGGCGAGTGCTTCGGCCTTGATCTCCTGATAGCGCTTAGCGCTGTCGATCAGCGCCAGCGCGCCCTTCCCGGCCTGCTGGTCACTGATGAGCTGCGGGATCTTACTGGTGTCGCCCTTCGTCGCTTTGTTGATGAGGTCGATCAACGTCTGGATGGGACTGGCGCCTTCCTTTTCGGCCTTCTTCAGGGCGGCGGAGATGTCCACCCCGAACTTCTTGAAATTCTGGATGCCGCGATTGGTTTTCGCGAAGGTGAGCAGATTGCTGAGGTTGGTGGCCGCCTCGGCGCCATCACCGGTTTTCGCTTCCAGCACCTGCAGGGCGGCGGACAGATCGGCCACTGCGCCCACACCCTTGGCGCCGAAGGTGGCCATGTTCGCGGTCAGGCCCGGGAAATACTGCGCCATATCCTTGACCTCGAAGCCGCCGGCATTGCCTGCCGCCGCCATAATTTCCAGGCTGCGCTCGGTTTCCTTGAGTGGCACATGTAGCGAGAGGAATCCCGCATAGGCCGCCTTGCTCGCATCCACCACGTCAGCATCCCATGCGGTCGCGAACTTGCCGATCGCAGGTAGCATCGCGTCGATATTCGCGACAGACACGCCCTTGCCACCCAGAAAATCGACGGCATCGAGGAGCGATCCGCTGCTCTGCGCGGTGTCAGAAGCCACGGCGAGAATCCGCTGGCCGAACTTCTCCGTTGTCGTGGCGGACAGATCGGACTTCTGGGCAATGAGCGCGAGCCGCTTTTCATAGTCCATCGCTGCCTTGCCGGCGAACAGCAGGGGCGCTGCCATCGCCGCGCCCATCATCATGTTGTGCTGGCCAGCCCCCTTGAGCGATTCGCCGCGGGCGATCATCTGGTCAGCCGACGCCAGGCGCTTGAGCAGCCGCTCCTGCTTTTCCATTTCCGCGTTGGCGCGCGCGAGCTGTTGCTGCAGTTCCGCCTCCCGGGCCGCGAGCTGGCCGACATCCGCGCCGGCCGTGCCCATTTCCCTCTGGACGCCCTTCAGCTCGCGCTCCAGATCCCGAACCTCGCGCTTCATGCCGGCGAAACGCTCGCGCCCGCTCTGCGCCAGGCCGACGATGTTCTTGAGTGGCCCGGTCAGCTTGTCGTTGGTGGCGAAGCTGACGATCAGCCTGAGCGCTTTATCCGACATGCATCAGCCCCTGTTCATCCGTTTCCAGCAATTCACAGCCAGCCCGTGCCAGCGTAGCAGATCCGAGACGTCCATCGCCGCCAGCTCCGACAGCGGCCAATGGAAGACGGCGGCAATGTCCGCGATCAGTTGATCGAGATCTGTGGCGTCGCCTGAAGCTCCAGCGCCGCCCTCTCCGTCTCCGTCAGAAAAAAACCGACAATCTCCCCCGCGACGACGATGAGATTTTCCGGTTCCAGCATCGACGCCTCCTGCTGGGTGAGCGGCGGTTCGCTGATCCGGGGCAGCACAGTGAGAATGGAGCCGATGTCGCTGGAGAGGAGGTTGGAGAGCGTCACGCCCCGCAGCTCGCCAGCGTGCGGCTTACGCAGGACGAGAGTGGCGATTTCGGTCTCGCCGCGCTTGATCGCCATCGGCAGATCGACGGTTTTGGTTGGCCGGACATTGGCGTCAGACATGCGGATATCCTCTGTGCGGATGGGTCAGTCCCCGCCCCGGCGCGTCCGCATCTGCACGCCGGGGCGAAGAGGGTCAGATGCCGAGGATGGCGCGCAGCTCGGCGTTGCGGTCCACCCCGCCGGTGCGGAACACCATGTTGGGCACGTCGATGTAGACCAGCTCGCGCCCGTCGACGGTGAGCTGGTAGAAGCTGGCGAGGAAGGTCTTGCCGCCGTCGCCCCTTTCGCCGGGCTTCTGGGTGCCTTCCTCAAGCTTGGAGTGGCGGCCGCGCGCGGTGATCTCCACCGCCTTGTACTGGCCCGTGCCATCATCCTGAAAGGCGCCGACCCAGCGGATCATCTCCGCGTCGTGGGTGGCGGCGCCGAAATTCTCGTAGGCGGCCTCGTGAAAGCCGCCCATCTTGTATTCGATGGTGATCGGCTCGTCGGCCTCGCCCATGTCGATCGCGATCGTGCCGGTCATCCCGCCACCGCGATAGTTCTCCATCTTGCGCTCCAGCGGCGGCAGCGTGACTTCCGCCACGACGCCGGCGAGCGAGAGACCGTTGTGGAACATATTCATGTTCTTGAGGATTACGGGGAGCGGCATGGGTCAGTCCTTTCTGGCGCGCTGTGCGGCGCCGATCAGCGCAGCTGGTCGGCGATGGAGGCGTAGAAGCGATCGGTGATGCGCTGGTTGAGGAGGATGGCCTCGGCCGGCGCAACGGCTGTGTAGGCATAGTCGATGCTGATCGTTCCGGCGGCCAGGGCCTCGGGCGGATTGACAGCAGGATCGAACCAGCAACTCGCGCCGACGATCCGGCCCTGCGATTGCAGCGCGCGGAAACGCGCGTTGACCGTGCCGACAATGTCCTTGACCAGCGCGCCGGAGATGGGCTTGTCGATGGTCCACACGAGCCCGGCCGCGATCTCATCCTGCAGCACCTGCGCGGTGCGCGCCACGCTCTCGAACGCGAAGAGCGGCTCATCCGAACAGGTGCGGTTGCCCCAGAAGCGGAAGCCGTTCTGCCGGATGATCGTCGTGATTCCCGCGTCGTTGAGGAGCGATGCCGTCGAAGCCCCTCCGAGCAGATCGAAATCGACCAGCGGGGCAATGCCGGTGACTCCGTTCACGGCCACGTTGGAGAGCGTCTTGTGCCAACCCGTCTCCTGATCGATGCGCGCGCGCAGCCCCATGGCGCGCGCTACCGCGCTGCCCTGCCAGTCGGTGAAGTCCGACCACAGCAGCATCAACTCACGCGCGGCAAAGCTGCCACGATAGAGGATCGCCGCCGGTGCATCCTCGCCGATTGCCGCCGCATAGGCGAAGGCGCGCAGCTTCTGCGCCACCGACACAAGCTTGGCGGCGACCGGCTGCGTATCAAGACCAGGCGCGCCCAGAATGCGCGGGCGCACGCCCAGCGCGGCCTCGGCCGTAACCAGCGCATCGATGCCGGCGAGAATATTGGCCTCGGTCTCCTCTTCGGCCTCCTCACCGGCTCCCTCCGCCACGCGCACCACCACGACAACGGGGCTGGATTGGTCAGCGATGGCCGAGAGCGCGAGCGCCAGCGTGCCTTCGTCGCCGGCCTTGGCAATGGCGGCGCTGAGGTCCGTCACCAGCACCGGCTCGCCTGCGGGGAAAGCCTCCGCATCCGCGTCGGACGCAATGGCAATGAGACCGATGACGGCGGTGGAGGCGGCGAGGATCGCTCGCGCGCCGGTATTGACCTCAGTGACCTTGATGCCGTGGATGATCGCCATGGCCGATTCCTTTCCTAGAGCGCGATGGTGCGATTGAGCGGCGGTTGACCGGGCAGGTCCGTGCGCACCGCCTCAATGGTGAGGGCGAGCGCACCGTCCGCGCCGCCGGCGCCGACCTGGACACGCGAGAGGCGCACGCGGGGCTCCCAGCGCGCGATGGCGCCGGCGCTGGCGGCAGCGATGAGCTGACGCGTCACGGCGTTGAGCGGGGCATCGATCAGCTCGAAGAGACGGGAGCCGTAATGGCGCAGCATGGTGCGTGTGCCGATCGGCGTCGACAGGATGTCGCGGATCGACTGCGCGATGTGCGCCGCGCCCTCGATGTGCTTGCCGGTGAGGCGATCCATCCCGCTCATACCGGTGCGCCCGACTGCCCGGTGCCGGCCGCGACACCGCTATGCTTGTGGCTCTTGAGGCTCTTGCCGTCCGCCAGCACGTCCTGATCGGCGGTGAGCGTGCCGGTGAGGCTGGCGTCGCCGTCGATGGAGACGGCGCCGGTGATCGCGACATCC